CGATATCGCCAACATCTTCTGCTGTACCATTAAACTCGTGTCTAAAGTAATTTAGTGTGTCTGTTGCTGCTACTACTCTATCTGCCATTTGCAATACCTAAAAGTAAGTCTTTGATTTCTCGCATTTCTGTTCTTAATTCATTTACATCACGAATTACATTTCTTATCTCATCATTTTTTGCCTTCTGTTTTGTCTTTGTCGCCATGTAGCGAGCATAGGCGGCAGAGTCAGTATTGACGATTGCTTGAGATTTTAAATCTCTAACTAAGTGGGCGTGTCCTGTAACTTTAGCAGTATCCATAAGATTAAACTGCCAAGGCAATTCCTCTCATATCTTTAACAAGCGGCGGATACGAACTGTTTGTTCCAGTCATTACAATCTTTAATTGAAATGCAGTAAATCCAGGAATGTCAGAACGACTATATTGATGTTCTTTGAATGCTAAATTATCTTCTGCTGGTGGTACTGCCTTATCTGTAGTTCCATCGTTGTTAAAAGCAATCCAAGCAACATCGCCTAGTTTTCTTACATCTTCAGCACTCGTAACACGATAAAACATTTTAACAACACTTGTGCTTCTAACATTAGCAGACAATCGAATGTCTAGTGCTGTTGCAAGATTTTCTAGCGTAATTGGCTTTGTTATATATTTTGCAGCAGAACTTCCGCCTTGATTTGTAGTTTCAGCAACAAAGTCAGGAGTAGTTCCTGATATAGGATTGTTTATTCTATTTTGAATTACATGCACACTCATTGTTTTTGTATCAATCACCGGTGATAAGTTATTATTGCCAGGAAGTGTAGCCAATCCAAAATTCATAGTAAACGACTTACTATCTGACATTTCGTTTGTTTCATTAATCTGTGAAGCAATAACACCAGGTGCGGTCATATAATAATCATCATTGAGTGCTACTGTTTTTCTTTTACTAGCTACATCTAAACTGTATTCTGTTTCATTACCTTCAAGCGTTCTTCCACTAGTTGTTCTCATTGTTGCAAAAAGAGTTGTGCCTTGATGAATTGCGTTTCCAATAGTAGGTTGTATCACATCATACAACATATTTCTTGTTGCCGTTACAAGATTTTCTCCACCAACATCACCTGATGCGGTTGCAGTATCAGAATTTTTCGCCGTTACTTGATACGAATCTAACTTGATGTTCTTAATTGTTGTATAAGTTCCATTGATATTTGTTGAAGCAATACCATTATGTGTTCCTGAAGGAACTCCAGCAATTATAACATTCGCAGCTGTACTGTGCATACCATGATTTCTATGGAATATAGTTATGTCTGCTGAACCCGAAGCTGTTGTAATAGGATTTTTCTTCGTTAGTGTATGAACAGGTAATTCATCATTTACTAAGTATACATTACCAATAGTATCATCTGTAAATAAACAAGTTTTAATTTCAAACTTAATATCTTCATTTTGTTCAGGCGACCAAGTTGATGCATTTTGTGATTTAAACATACTACCCAAATATGGTTGCTTAGAAATTAATCTTGCATCATCTAAAGTTTTTTGTCCCATCCTTGCAGTATAGATTGTAAAATCTGAAGTATTAGCCAACGCAACAAAACAGTATTCTTGACTTGATTGAAGATATACAGGACTTGGAAAAGTAAATGTTGTTGCTGTTTCGCCAGTTGTTGATACATTAATATCAGCAGCATCCATAGTAATCTCACCAAATGGAATAATCTCTCTTGTTGGATATCCATTAAGCATTGTTCTTAGTTGAACTGTAACTGGCATATTGGTTGATTTAGATGAAAAATATAAATCAATACTTGAAACAAAAACACCGCCATTTGTAGAAACTAAAAATGATTGTGCAACAGGGTCCATGTATCCATTACATCTACCAGGATAAAATTTTACCATAGGACCAGATGTTGTTACTGCTGGTATTGAAAAACCTTGTTGTACATTAACACTAGGTTTACTACCAGAACTTGTTGATGAATTACTTGTTGGCGTAGAGGTATTTCCACTTGTGTTCTTAACGCTTGTTTGTCTAACAGCTTTCTGTTGTTCTGGATTAATCTGATTAGTTACATTTGAAACATATGGTACTGCATCTTCTCTTTCGGCTTTATCTTTCCATTTTTGACCTGAAACAACTTCACCTGTGTCGATACCATCTACAACCTTAGTTGTGTATGGTGTATCTCCAGCGGCATTAAAGTGGGTATAGAATTGTGGAGTATGCGACACATCAGTATTACCTTCTTGAGGGTCGTGATGTATCTTCTGTTCTACCACTTGCGTTTCTGATTCCGTTCTTTGACCAACTCTAGTAATTACGGTATCTTCAGAAACTTTAGTTTGAGCGTAATTAGCCTCTCTGGTTGAAACGATTGTGCCTTGAATAGTTTTCTTCATACCTTTTGCAACATAATCTTGTTCAGCTACTGTAAATATATCTCCAGTCAAACTGTTCGCAGGATTACTTGTTAATCTAAATGTTCTTCTACCACTTCTCCAAATCTTCTGACCGGCATACTGATACTCAAACTTTTCTTTTTCAGTCATAACCATTCTTATAGCAATAGGTCTAGGAGTTACTTTAGGGATTGCAAATATACCAGAAACTTGTCCGTTTGCATCCGTAGTAAGAGCAGCACCAGCGCTACTTCCTGTTGGAGTAACTTCGTCATTTACATCTACACCATCAAAGAAAGCATAAACTCTTGTGTTTGGTTTCATACCTTTAGAAACAAAACTAATATCTGCAGCACGAATAAACGGAACAAGTGAAAGACCAATGACTCTATCGCCTAAACTCTTTCTTACTTCTTTTGGAACTAATGATGTACGAATACCAGAGCGTGTTTGGCCAACTCGTTGTTCAGTTGTAATTGTTGTTGTAGTGGTTTTAATATTACCAGATGTTGTTGCAGGATTTACTCGTCTGTTTGTGTCTTGTTTTGAGCCAGACCATGTATCATTCCAAGCATTCCAAACTGTTCCTAGATTAAGGTCTATCACACCTTGACTTGCTTGTTCTGTTAATGTGTCGTATGACCCCTCAACATGATGAATGAAAGCAGGTTTAATATTAGTTTCTAACCACTCATCTGAATCTGGAGTTAAAGTCATTTGACCAATGAAATCAATAGTTTCATAAGGATTCAAATTAACTGTCGTACTTGCATACGGTTGAGTAATGTATGGAATAGACGAGTAAGGTAATGTAATTAGGTCACCAGTTTTTTGATATCCGAGAGTTGTTCTTCCAGCATCTGTTATTGCTGTAGTTAAATCAGAGTCTATCTCTTTTAGTTTTGCATTGTCCATACTAAATGCAGGACGCAATTCTCCTTGTGCCATATCCATAGAAACAGAATAATCAACATCTGAAACATCACCAATACCATGGCCAGTAAAGTTATCTACAATAATACCATTTTTAAATCTATCAAATCCGTCAGCATCCTGTATTTGCATATTTTGTGCTTCAGACTCTAGTAGAGATAGTTGTGTATAATATTCAACACTTTCTATTCTTTGTTCTAAACGACCAATATCTCTCATTGTATATCGTCTATTATCTATTTTTTTAATAACTACATCTTCAGGACTAAAAGTAAACGCAGGCAAGAATAAATCATATAAATGCATACCGTCTTTTAATGTTTCAGGTTCTTGAGGATTAATAGCAGACTCTCCATCATGTACTTGAAACTTTCCGCTTGGCATCATAAACACTTTTGCTTTTCTTGACAAATAAAACTCTAAATCAGCAGTAATGTCTGTATTAAATTTTGCAAAATCAATAGTTGAGGCGCCTGTGCCACTATATTGTCTGTCTTGACCATCGCCAGCATTTATTGTTGAAGCGTCATCTACTCTTGGTCTAAAGTCTAGTACATCTCGTAATTCAAAAGTTTCACCAGTAGCATCAGAAGTATATTTAGGAATATCTCCATAATCAATACCAGAATAACTGTCTACACTAAAGAAGTTTCCAGCGCCGTGTTCAAAATACTCAAATGTTACAAGCAATCTTCCTGTTGGAGCCGCTTCGCCTGGTTTTCTTACTATTCGAGAAACATCATAAAAGTTATCTCTCATGCCATGGTCTAAAAGAAATCTATCTGTAATATCTGAATCAGATGTAGTAGCGGCTGTATCAAAGTCAGCGGCCATATGCACAGTTAAAACTTTGAATACATCAGCGTGTCCTAAATTAAGTTGCGTTGGGGATGATAACGCCGCAGTAGCAAAAGTTGTAGTTGCATCTGTTTTTGTTTTTGTTTTTGCACTAGCAACAGATGTAGAAATGGTTGCAAGAATTTTAATCTTACTTCCATTAAATGTACTACCTAAATCAATTGTTAAAGTTTTTCCTGTTGGTGAACCACCAAGTGTATAGTCGCCAGAACTAGCAAGAGTTATAACATCTCCAAGTTCTCCAGCTGTTGCACTACCACCCTTTGTCATTATTGAAACAGTTACATCTGCTTCAGTATGAGCGCTAAATACTTCGTTTGTGCCAGCAGTTAGTGTTGCAGTACCAGAACTCGATAGCGTTGCTACAAATTGTCTACGAATAGAAAAACTTGTATCACTTATTTCAGAGTTATCTCCAGTCAGTAGTGTTTTAACAACTTCATATGGTAGTTTAAATAATGCAATATCATTTTCTGCTGATTGTATTTTTGTTCTTTGTCTTTTAAATACCACTTTGGTTGCATCTGACGAACCTAATCCAAGAGATGTTTCTATTTCTGTATTAGAAGCAATACTTTGTATAACTCTTGTAACTGTAGTATTATTATCATCTTCAAATGAAATTTGGTCGCCAATTTTTAATTCATCTTTAAATCGAGTTCCAGAACCGAATAATCTGTCAGCAGTAGCAACATCGCCTTCTAATCCAATTGACTTAATTTCTGAACCAGATTCAGTTCCATCCTCTAAGATTATTGAATCATTAGCATTTGCACCGTTAGCGTCTGTTCCGTTCATAACAACACTACCTTGTGATGCGCCGGCATCAACAGTTGAAACTGTTCCTGTTAGAGTTGTTTCATCGCCAAAAGTTGAAGTTAAATCAACATCAGCAGTAAAGGTTGTACTACCTGCCATTGAAACACCTTTTGTTTGTGCAAAGTCTTTTTGTTCAAAACCTTTACAACCAAAAGCATCAAACTGAACAACAACAGTATTACTAGATGTTCCGCCTGTAGCAGTTTCTCCTACACTAAATTCACCATCAACTGACGACAACACAACAACTGTATGTGAGATTGTTCCGCCTGAAGAATATGTAGTAGAATCTGTAGTATCAACAGCACTTGGTGCTGAATTAGTTGAAGTTGCTACTTCGTGTAATTCTAAAGTCGTTGCAGTTGGATTCTTTACAGTATGATTGGTGTTTATGTCTGTCATACCAGAAACACTTGCAATTGTTATTTGTTGTCCTTCTGTAAAGTTATGTCCGCCAGAACAAGTTACAACAACTGGACTAGCCTGAGTTGCGCCTGTAATTGTTGCAGCGCCTAAAGATGTGATACTTTCAACAATACCTGTTGCGCCTGAAGTTCCGCCCGTTAATGTTTCTCCTGTTGTTAGTGCGCCTGAAGCAGCGCCTAAAACATTAATATGAGCAAACATAACAGTATCAAATAGATAGTGCTTGTATGTGTTGCTTGTTAAAGAACCTGTTGACATAAAAACGCCAGTTGCAGTTCCAGAGTTATATTCTATGCCTCTTGTTTTAGCACGACCAATATCAAAAACAGTACCATCATTGTTTGATAGTGCGGTTCCTCTTGCAGTATGTTTAGTATCTACTAATCGAATTTTTTTGTAGACTTCAGTTTCATCAGATACGAATCCAACATCTGGTGTACCAAACACATTTGTAATATTAACAAATGGTATTTGAGAGAATCTAGTAGTAATTCCACTATCTGTATTAAAATCTCTTGCTTTGAATAAATCTATAAAAGTTGTTCCTACTTTTCTAACTTCATAACCTTTAACATATGCTGTGCCTGAGCCCATTCCAAGTGCTAATAGAGGTTCTTCAGCTAAATTTCCATCAACAGTCATAAGGCCAGAATCAAAGACTCCATTATTAGTTCCATCATTAAGAGATTCTCTGACTTCTATATCAAAAGATTCAACAGCATAATCGCCGCTTTCATCAAATGTTCTTCTTGCTAGGGTGTTTTCTAAAAGGTTGTATTGTGTTGTTTGAACTTGATGTTGAATGACACCGTTATTTACTCTTAATAACTCAACAAACCCATCATCAGCACTTGAATTTATCGCCAACTTAGTTAGACCCAAATCAATTTTAAATCTATGAGCACCAGTGGCATTTGCGTTTGATGAGCCAGTTGCATTATCTAATAAAGAGGTATCATCAGTTGAAGTAATAAAACTTTCAACAACTGATAATCCAATACGATAACTTGGTTGGGAAAAATATTTGTCTAATATTATTACTTGAGCATCTACATTAACAAAATATCCGTTGATGTAATAAGTTCCGTCCTTTATAAATGCAGCAGAACCAACCGCAGTTGCTGAAACAACCGCTGTTTCTCCTCCTGAAGCGGTGCTTGTTAAGGTTTCTCCAATAGTAAAGTATGGACTAGCATTATCTGTTCCTGAATTTTTATATTTTACAAATAAAGTATCAGGGTCTGTGCCGTCAGTTGCAACAAGGTTAATAACTTCAGCAACAACACCAGATGTTCCACCTGTTATCGTAGTATTAAAAAAGTTATTTAATGTTCCTGTAAATGATGTTAATTTTACCGCTTGATACGAAACATCTATATTTACTTCACCAGGTATAACCATCGCCCCATGTTTGAACATATGGTCGCCCATTTTTTCAATTTGGTTTTGCGTGATGGATTGTTGTGTTGTTAGTTCCCTTGCTTGAACAGCAAATGCTGGTCTATACAGGACTCTGTGAAACTTTTTAGTGTCCGTATAGTCATCAAAGTATGGACTAACATTAAAATCAGTTTTAGATGCCATGGTATTCCTTTATTTTAAAATTCTATAATTAATTTAATATTTTCTGTTTGGTCAGACGCCCTTGTGATAGGACTTCTTTCTTCAACATAAATTATATCTCCTGAATCGGCAGCAAGTTCTGGATTTGAATAACCAGAAGTGATTGATACACCGTTTACATCAGTTGAACTACTTGTTAATGGTGTTGCAGCAGCACTTGATGTTTGTCCTGTGATTGCATTTGCACCGCTAAATGCAGTTGCGTTACCATTCGTGTCTGTTCCGACATCTGGGAATCGTGTCTGAACCCAATACAGTAACTTATTTGTTGCATCATATTCAACAACTTTACCAACAGCACCAGTAGATGCTTGATTGATTTCTTCATCAGCAGCAAATGTTCCTGATACAGATGAAAATACAGCAGCATAAATTTGTCGTCTTGTAGAAGCACTTGCAACTGTTGTTGTTC